TCGGTCATACGTCTATCAGTTCCTCTTCCAGTTCCACGCCGTTCACGTCGTATACGTTGTATTCGCTTTCGTCAAACGGAATTGAGTCCTGGGCAAAAAACACCCGGCGGTAAAATTCGCAGGTGACGGTGATTGCCTGGCCTGCCGTGGGTATCTTGCCCGCTTTAAAAATAACCCGCCCGTCGTCGATCTCTGTGATCTCGTAATCCACGCCATCGGTTACTGCCACGCCCGCGACCTTGACCGTCAGCGTCCCGCTTTTGATGTTCCACCGGCTGTACCCGTTTTCTGTGATCTGGAATGTGTCCTCGACTCCGTCGCCCGTTCCTATGTTCTCGTCCGTCAGCTGATAGAACCGGGGATCCTTAAACAGAAAGCTCTCGGCCGATCCGCCCCGGGCGTCATAGAAATCCATCAGGCTTGTAAACTGGGCCAGCGTTTGGGTCTCGAAATTCATAACATAAATCCGCTTGTCATGATCGCTGTTCTGAAAGACCTTACGCGTTCCGGCCTCGCTCCGGATTATTGTATTCCTGAATGCGGGTATCCGTCCCAATGGGAACGCCCATGTGGCTGTCACCGCGTCGTTAAGTACCAGATCGCTCATCCTCTAAACCCCCTTGCTCCGTCGCGCCTCAAATTGCCCATCACCCCGACGAGCGAATCCTGATTCCTGCTCAGGAATTCATAAAAACTCTGGGGCTCAAGTGCCGATATGTTATTGATCACATTCGTGCTGCTGCCCTTGCTGCCGCCGCCCTCTTGGATCATCCGGTACAGGTTCTGCTGGTCCCTGGCTTTCAATACCATCTCGCCCTTTGTCAGCCTGGCCGCAACCCGGTCGACGCCCGTCGGCCCGTTGACGACTCCACCGAATGCAAAGCCGATTCCGCCCGGCCCTACTCCGCCCTGTCCTATTCCTGTCTCTGCCGTGGTGTTACCTGCCGTGGCGGTTGTGGTCGGACTTGCCGCACCCGGTGCGAGCATGGTCATCAATTTAAGTGCCGCCTGCTGAGATATGATCTGATTGATTGCCGAGGCGAAGTCCCGAATGTAGTCCTCCATGCGTTTGAACTGGCCTTCCATTGCGTCAAAAAATACTGATTTCACTGTGTCGGCGGCCGACTTCCAGATATCCATCATCACCCCGCCCGCGTTCTTGTACTCTTCGAGCATTTCCTGAAAGCGTTCCTTGATTGACTTTACTTTTTCCTCGCCGATATTCCAGCTCTTGAGAAGCTTCTGCATCTCGGTCTCTGTGTCGCTCAGCGCCTCGCGTACTCCCTCGAGCTCGGTCTTGGTATCGGCAACCGTCTGTTCGGGCGGTTTCTGCCCTGGCTTGCCTGTGAATAATTCGGAGAACGAGAATTCGGCCGTTCCCGAAAGCAGTTTCTTGAGGTTCTGGACCTGGTCGAACTTCCGCTGTTCGATTTCCTGTATTTTCATTTGATGGACCAGCGATTGTTTCAGCTGCGCGACCTCTTCTTTTCTGGTCGCCAGGCCGTCGCTGGCATCCTGCTCTATCTGCTTCCGGAGCTCGGCCGCCCGCTCGAGCATTCCCATTTTCTTCAGGTACTGCTCTTCCTTGACCAGTGCCGGATCCTCAAAAATGCTGATCCCGCCCTCGAGCTTCGCCTGTGTCATGCTCACCTGCTCGTTGATTTTATTCAGCGCGCTGAACGCCCTTGATGCCTCGTCCTCGACCGAGTCCGCCAGTCCCAGCGCTGCCAGTCCCTCAAATAATTTCCCCAGCAGCACAAAAAGCTTTTGAAAGGCCATTGATATCGAGCTCACCATATTCATGATCGTCTGTGCGATTGCCGGCAGGTTCGCTATAATGGTCCCGGCCGTGTCCGCCCAGCGCTGCACGTTGTCCAGCCAGTCGTCAAAAAGCTCGTTGATTTTCCGCTGGCAACCATCTCGAGGAATTTCTTTCGGAATCTTGCCACCACTTCGCCGGTGATCTCGCCGATGCGTTTGATCCGGTTTACCACGTCGTCGCTGCGTAGAAAGTCCCGTATGTCCTCGCCTACTTTTTTCACTTCCTCGAAAATCCCGGCGTTTGCGATTTCCAATTTGATGATCGTCATACTGTCCGAAATCATTGACTGGATACCCGTCCACGTGGTCGCCAGTTTTTCGCTCATCCCGGCTATGCCGTACTGGGGGTTCGTCAGCATCTTTGCCACGGCCGTCTGGAATTGAGGCAAACTCAACTTGGTTATATCGTCGATCCCCATCTTGGTCTGCATAATGCCCTTGAAGATCGCGCCCGGGCCGCGTGTCAGGAAGTTCCCCTGTCGCCATGCCCGGCCCATCACTGTGGCCATCATGTCCATTGATACGCCCGCTGCGGCCGCCGCGTCCGCCACGCCTATGATCGCGCCCTCGACGTCCTCGCCCAGCACACCGAAGGCCTGAAGCCGTTTGGCGGAGTTTGCTATCTCGTCGATCGTGAACGGGATTTTCTTGGCGATTCCCCACAGCTGATCGAACACCCGGTTGCCTGCCTCGACGCTGCCCTTTAATGTCTGGATCTGGATCCGCAGCTTCTCAAAGTTATCCGCGGTGTTCACTGCGTCCCTGGCGAGCTTGGTCGTCATGTCGATCATCTTCTTTGTCGCGTAGACGCCCGCCCCGAGTACGGCGGCCTCGAATGCCAGAACCGCCATCTCGGCTTTTTTCCAGACTTGCTTCAACAGGTCCCCGCTCTGTTTGGACCGTTTGTTCATCGATTCAAAAGCCTGGCGGGTTTCATCGATCGCCCGCAGGATAATCACCATTTGCTGTTCGTCAACTTGAACGGCCATTATTTAGTCCCCCTTCCCCTCTCTTTTTGCTTCGCAATGTAATCCATGACCTCGGCCCGGATTGCCGCCAGCGTATTCAGCCTGGACATAAGCCATTGGGGTTGATCGAATATTCCGCCGGGCATTGGCAAATGGCCTCGGGAATAATGCGAGTAAATTTCCAGCAGCAGCCACGTTTCCTGTGTGGCGATCGCCAGCGGGCAGCGGAAGAACCGCTGGCCAGTTTTGGGATCTGTGAATACCGGTACCGCCGCGTCTTTTTCGCATCCTCTTCCCTCACGTATAGCCCTGGCCCTGTCTATCGCGTGCTCGGTATCGCTGGCGGGCTGGCACTGGGCGCATGTCCAGCCCCGGGCGAGAAACGATACCGTTATTCCGAGTTTTTTTCTGTATCCAAGGGCGTCTTTGAACGGAAGATCGCGTCTGCTACGATTTCGACCGCAGTAAAGGTATCCACTCTGTGCCAGTATTCGGATCCGGGCCCGCTCTTCATCTGCCCGTCCTCATCCATGAAGTTCTTTACCTCGGTTATATGTTCCTGCAGGTATCGCATGATAACTGCCAGCGCTTCCTTCCCGTCAAGGCTCAAAATCGACGCCGCGACTTCCTTATTCTTTGCCACGTCACCGGACGGTGCGATCATCTGGAAGGCGGCGAAAACAGTCATGTAATCCCCTACCCCCAACGGCTTCATATGGAATTCCGTCTTGGGCGGCTTGTCGTCCCGCGCCGAGGTAAAGATATAGCCCTTGATCGAAAGCATTGATACGGCCATGTTGTTTTCCTTTCTAGAGAAACGGCCTCAAATCATGGGAGGTTTTGTCCTATAACTCCTGCTTTTCCAGCGGCTTAAAGCATGGAGTTTAGTAATTAAACTCTCCCGTCTACAGTAGTCTCAACTTGAATTCGTCGTCGTCCCCGACCAACTCGGCCTCTAAGGCGAACGTGTTGATGCCATCCCTGTTGTCCGGATTGCACTGCGTCAGCTGTGCGGCCGGCAGGCGGACCTTGATCTGGTTTCCGCTCGAGCTGCCGATCGTGAATACCGTGGCGAATTCCGTGCTGGCCTTGAACAGGGTGAAAAAGTTCTTTGTCGCCAGCAGCACGGCCTCGGGGTCGACGCCGAACGTGCCCTCGCGCTTGGTAATCCGCAGGCCGTACAGGCCCTCGTCCGAATTCAGGTCCGGCACGCGGCTTATGACATTTCCGAGATTTACGTTGATCGAGGATGCCCGGGCGGCATAGTTGTCGATCGTGAAGCTCATGCTCTCGCAAATCGGGGGGTTCTCATTATTCGAGAACGTGGGGGACGGAAGTGCCTGGTCTGTCGGGTCCTCGAACTTGCCCTGGAATTCGAAGCTCAGCTTCGCAAATTCCCCGGCCATTACCGCCAGCTGAACGTTCCCGACCGCGCCCAGAAGTTTGTACTCGATGCCGTCATAATTGCATTCCATCGTCACGCTCCGGTCATTGGTCTCGTCGCTGATCGGACTGTACTCGGCGTACGTGCTGCCGTATTCGACGGTCAATCCGCAGGCCAAAAGCACGGCGTTGAATTCCGTGGGGTCCGCGGCCGTGGGTACGCTGCCGTCGCCCCGGACGTCAATGTCAAAGCTCACCGTGTAGATCGTCTGGCCGATGCGCACGCCCGACGGACTCTTGGTCCCCCGGTAGTTATTGCGCTTCAGCGCATTCCCGCCCGGCACAACCCGCAGGTTACTGACCAGCAGGGCGTCCG